TCAGGAAATTCAGATACCTTTTGGTATTGTAGGTGATGCTGTTGATACCCCCATCGGATTCGGGGTTCCTACGGCACAGACAAACGCAGAGCCGCTGAACTATGTATCTCTTGTTATGAACAAACGTAAAACGGTACCGATCGATATTGACGGTGAAGATCAGGCTGGACTTGCAATGACAGGTACCGAAGCAGACGTGCGTACACAGCAGTTTTCAGAAGCGTTTCGTAAGATTGTAAATCTTATGGAAGCTGATATGTCTGATGCGGCTGTTATCGGTTCTTCACGCGCTGTAGGTTCAGCAGGTACATCTCCATTTGCCACAGCAGGTGATTTTACTACTTTTGCACAGGCACAGAATGTACTTGACAGTAATGGAGCGTCACCCAATGACCGTGTTATGATTCTCTCTTCTGCGGCAAAGACAGACCTTATGGGCAAACAGGGAACAATCTTCAACTCAAATCAGTACGGAAGTTCAGATCCGCGTATGTACGGTGTTATTAATGAGAATATGTACGGATTTGCAGTACGTTCTTCTATCAAACTTGCAAAGCATACGGCAGGTGGTGGAACATTGTACGTTCTTGCGTCAGCTGTAGTCGGAGCAGATACGGGAGACGGTGATACCGATATGTCAGTAGGAACCGGAACCGGAACCATTCTTGCTGGTGATTATGTGACACTTGCAGGTGATACAAATAAATATATCGTAGGCACTGGAATTACAGCTCCCGGTACGGCAGTTATAAATAAACCGGGATTCAGACAGAGTGCAGCAATATCAACTGCTGTTACTTTGGGAAGTACATATACTCCTTCCATCGGGTTCCAGAAAAATGCAATCGTGCTTGCAACACGTACACCGTTCTATCCACGTGAAGGAGATGGTGCTCTTGGACGTGAGTATGTTACTGACCCTGTATCAGGCATTACGTTTGAAATTGCAATGTATCCGGGACAGCGCAAGACTCAGATTCAGGTATCTGCTTGTTGGGGCGTAAAGGTTGTTAATCCCCGTCATGTTGTAACTATGCTTGGCTGATAAAACATCCGGGGAGAAATCCCCGGACTTATTCGGAGGAATAATTTTGAAAATTATAACTATGACCAGATTTGCTCCAGAGCGTCCTAATGCTCCAACTTCTCTTAATGTACAGGAATGTGATATAGATGAACTTAAAAAAAGAGGGTGGATTATTCCAGAGCAGAAACAGGACACGGAACCTGTAGTAAATAAAATTGCTGAACCTGTAGGAACACCTGATATACAAGAAGAACCTGAAAAAGAGGTTGTAGACGAACCTTCTGATAATGAAAGTTCTGCTGATAAAATTTCAGGCAACAAACGCGGAAGAAAACCTAAAACGGAAACAAAGCAGGAATAGGATATGGCTGACATAGAGCTGATAGTTGAAGACGGTACAAATGTATCCAACGCAAACAGTTATGCCACTCTGGCATATTTTAATACGTATAACACCGTTCACGGGCGTGATATGTCAGCTGTAACCGACGAGATTAAAAAAGCACTTCTTATAAAGGGAACTGAGTTTATAAACAATTTCTTTTTATGGAAAGGTAAAAGAAAGTATTCTTCACAGCCTTTGTCTTTTCCTAGAATTGATTTATATGATTTTAATCATGAAGAAATAACAGGAATACCTGAATGTTTAAAAAAAGCAGTTTGCGAAGCAGGATATATAGCAAAGACTAAAGATTTGTGGGGAACCAAAAGTAGAAAAGGCGGCGTAAAATCAGAAGCAGTCGATGGTGCAGTTGCCGTTGTGTATTTTCAGGAAGAAGATGTTAAAATAAACAGTGCAGGGACAACGTATACGTCTATATATGAATCAATAAATGTACTTTTGCGCGGATTATATCGTACAAGTGACAGCGGAATATGTGTTCCTATAAGGTGGAATGACTGATGGAATATGACCAGATGTATGAAACAGCTTTATCTCTTATAGAAGAATATGGTAATGACTGTGTCATACTGCATCCAGACGGAACATATACTACCAATTCAAAAGGTATAAAGATTAAAAATTATACCTCATATTCCGGCAAGGCTGTAAAAACAAATTATAAAGCAGAAGACATCGGTAATTCAGGCAACGTAATAAAAGCAGGTGATGTGAAACTTATAGCATGTTCCGACTTTGAACCTACAGAAACCATCGATTGTGTGCAATATGGAAGTGACAAGTTCACTATTATTACCAAGAACAAAATACAGCCTGACGGAGTTACCGTTATTGTATATATTCTTCAGGGAAGGAAGGTTACAGATGCCAGCTAGTATTAAATTCAAGGCTACAATACACGGCAGAACAATTCCTGTAAATGATAAAAACGTCACTTCTGTATTTGATGATATAACATATGAAGCTCTGGGCATGGGAGCATACAAAATCGGAAAAACTGCCAGAGAGCGGAATATATATCTTGCCGCAATCTTTTTTCAGAGAGTTGTTTCAAGGACACCTCTTGATGAAAATTATATAAAGACTAACGGACAGAAACATGAGAAAGACGAAGATATAGTAAGAGAATGCTGGTATCTTGAATATAATGGTAAAAAAATATATTCGAGAGATATAGGGATGGAACTGTTTGAAGAAATAGGAGATAAAGAAAGCACGGAAAGCGTAAAGTCTTCCCTCAATTCTTTCTTTTCTGCCAATAAAGTTCCGCGTCAGATACGTATAGCAAATGATAATGAGCGTATGTCTTGGCTTGAATATGGTACTTATGATTCTGATTCCATAGGAATATCATACAGCGATACCGGAAGACCTCATGGAATTGAAGACGGTTTTTCTATACAGGCTCCGGCAGGAATGCTCCGTATAACAATGACAGAAACTGCTGAAATAGCAAGTGAATCAAGCCATAAAGCGGCATGGACTATAAGAAAGACAAGAGATTATCCTGATAGCGAGCGTTTGATTGAACTTGGAAAATATGCTTCTTCAAATAAGAAGATTGATATAGGCAAAGTGGAGGAGCTGTTTTGAATGACAGTGATGCAGAAAAAGTGCTTATAGAAGCTGTTAATGGCATGTCTCTTTCTGATTACGGATTTCCAGTAGTATACCAGACACAGACTACAAACAGGACGTCACAATATATTGAAGTAAGATTTATAGCCAAGGGAAGTATAAAGAAAGAGCTTGGTGTTGACGGGCTTAATAAGTGGTCAGGGATAATGCAGCTTAATATATGTGTAGTATCAAGTGACAGCGTTGACAGCACATCTTCTCTGGCAACTATGGAAAATGTGAATGTTATATATAATAAAATATATGATACATTCAAAGGCGGTACTTATTTGAACGGAGTAAGGATTGTAAAGACATATAAAAATACAGGCGGGAAAATAAACGACGATACGTTTGCGATGCCTGTATCTGTTGAATGGCGTGCTTTTATGGAAAATTAAACGGAGGATTATTATGGCAGATTTTATTACGAATATTAAATCAGGTGCAGACCGTGACGCACTGCTTACACGGGAAACTGCGGCAGGGTTGTTTAAGACCAGAGACGGCGTATATGATTATCCTGTTCTCACAAGGACTACAGGTGATACAGTAAAAGGTTCAACGGAATCAAAGGAATCAAATGAATTCCGTCATGGAAGGACAAAATCTGCTCCACAGCAGGGCAACAGCTCTTCTGACGGTGCAATCAATTTTGAATATTCACCTATTACTTTTGACGATATGATGGAAAGTGCTTTCAGAAATAACTGGGCAAGATGGACAAGCGATACTGCCAGTGCAATCAACACAGAAGAGACTACATATACAGCAGGATATTTCGGAACCAAATGTACAGCCGCAAAAACTTTCGGAGCAAAAAAACTGCTCAACACTGACGATTCAGGAGCAGGCGATGCACTTGGACTTATTACAGTTCCGGCAGGAAGTATAGTTCACGAACTTACGTCAGGTAAAGTATCTATAAAATACATGCTTCTTAAAAAGTTTGGCGGTGCTGAAAACGAAGATATGTACCAGATGTTCAAGCATATGGCTGTTGATACATTCAGTATAGATGCAAACGTAGGTGAGATTATAACTGGTTCATTCGGACTTAAAGGAACTACAGACCCCGGAGTTAAAACAACAGCTGAAATAAAGACACTCCTCGGTGCAACAGCAACAACACAGTTTGCAGACGGTACTACAACAGGTAATTCATTCATAGAAAATCTTCCTACAACCGCTACTACTACCCAGCAGTTTACTGCTAAAAAAGGTGCTCTTTATGTAAACGGTACACAGGTTCGTTTCAGTGAAGAGGTTACTACAGAACTTAACAATTCACTTTCTACCAAATATGCACTTTTTGAAGAGAACGCAATTTCTACTACTCCTCTTACTCTGGATATCACCGGAAATCTCAAGATGTGGCTTACACATGACGGAACGGAAGATATATTCAACATGTCTGTAAACAATGATGATGTTGAGATGCTGTTCTGGCTCCAGTCTGTTACCAACTTAGATTGCTTTTATGTATTCCAGATATTCAATACAAAACTTACTACTCATGAACTTACTGCTTCTACAAAAGAAGAACTTGACCTTACTATCCCGTATTCTTCATTTGAAGAAAAGGCTATGCGCGTATTCCGTATTGCGCTTCCCAAGGTAACCGAAATTAAAATGATTACATCAGGAACAACAGTAACTGGACTTGAGGTTACACCGAATATAGAGCTTGCAACTACAGACCTTTCAGCACTTACTATAGCAGCTTCTATAAGCGGAACTTCACAGCCGATAAGTACAACGGTTGTTGATTCAGTAAGTACAAATACCACTTATAAACGGATAATATGTACATTTACTACACCGATAACAATGGATACTGCAAAAGTACTTGACGTTGCTACTACCATGAGCGGAACTACGTTCAATAAATCGTTTGCAATTGCAGATACTACGGTACCTGCTCCTGTAGCAGGAGCAGTGGCAACACCGGGCAATGCTTCAATAGTTACGACATGGACTGACCCTGCAAGTGCAGACCTTGACCATATAAAGGTGGTGGTAATGACAGGCACAACTACAGTTTCTACAACTGAAATCGCAAAGACTGTTCAGACTGTTACATCAACAGGACTTACCAACGGAACCTTGTATTCTGTAATCCTTACGGCAGTTGATACAAGTGATAATGAGAGTACGGCAGTAACAGTTACTGCTACACCTACAGCATAGTAATATGGCAGGGGATAGAACCCCTGCTCGGTGGAGGAAAATATTTTGGGCAGGAGAAAAATTATGGCAGAAGAAAATAATGAAGACGGAAGTCTTGACTTGGATAAGACCGTAGAAATATCAGATTTTTTTACTACGGAAAATGAAACAAACGGTACATGGTATGAACCCATTATCTTCGGTGTGCCTTTCGGGCTTGAGTTCAAAGTTATAGGCGCAAGAAGTGTTGAAGCAGAAGTTATCGGAGAACTCCGCAACAAAGAAATGGAACGTATCTCTCTTCTTACCAATGAGAAAGAACGGGCAGAAAAGAATAAAAACCTTCTCAATGAAATGGCATCAAAACTTGTAGTAGGACTTAGACCTGCAAAAGGACTTACCGTTACACTTCACGGGAAGCCTATTACTTATGATAAAGCGGTAATTAAAGAAATATTCGAGAAACAGCAGATTATTCCGCAGCTTATACTTGCATATTCGAGTAACGGAGCAAATTTTATCGGAAAGAAGAGCGACTAGCAGAAGCCGTCGAACGCTACTTCTTTTTACGTGAACCATATTCAGTCAAGACGACCATATTAAAGAATGGGAAGAAAGAGATAAAAACTGAATACCGGACTAAATTTGATGAACGTGAAAAATTCATCAAAAAGTTCGGTGAAGAGGACTTCCATAATCTGTGCAGGACTGATGATAAATACAAAGAACTCGATGATATAGAAATACCGGAAGGATACAGATGGATATTCCGGCATTTTCTTGAAATATGGAAAGGATGCGAATACGACATAAACGGGAACGCAATATTTATATATAGAAGCATTACTGATTACAGCGAGTGTATGCACGTAGAGTTTACCATAGAAGAAAAACGCATATTAATGTATTTCAAACTGATGGCATATAAGGGGATTAGAAAAGCTAAGGCACTGGAGGAATAGATATGGCGCAGGATGACGGAACAACTTTAGACGGTGATGTAAACATATCTGGTGATACCAGTAAAGCCAGAAGTGAAGTTAAATCTCTTAAAAAAGAATTAGATGACCTTATTAAAACCGCAAATGATGCAGGAAAAGCAGTTGATTCTGCATTAGGTAAAAGCGGACTTAATAGAAAATTATCAAATACAAATACAAATTTACAGAATATAATAGGAACAATGGCTGGTACACAATACCAGACCGCAGGCGGTAATTATAGATCGACTATTACGGGTTCCATATTAAAAGATTATTCATCTTCTACAAAAGCAGAAGCTTTAACAGATAAATATCTTGCCCAGCAGAAATTACAGCTTGCAAAGAATCAGGCAGAACTCGTAAATGAACAGAAATCA